ATTTGCCAAAAGATAAACCATTTACCTTACATTTCGGAAAGTACAAGGACAGAGAATTAAACTCTATGACATCTGATGATGAGTTAAAGTATTTAATTTGGTTATCTCAGGCGCCTAAATTGAAGGCAAAATTAAAGCAGGCAATTGATGAGCATGTAAAGAGATCATAAATGGATATTTCTTTATTTAACTCATTACCTGAAAAGGGCAAGGCCCATATTTCAAGTAGCAAAATATCTATTTTAGATTTTCTAAAATCTGTTAAGTCTGGCCATTATAAAGAGCAGATTGAAAAAATTAGAACTGAGCAGGATAAAACTAAAAGGGATATTCTTAAAAAACAATTGCCTGCGGTTACTATTTCGGGAATATTTACGGAACGTAAACAGGAATTATTAATTACACATTCTGGATTTATTCAAATTGATATTGATCATTTCTCTGACAAGTCCGCATTAATTACGGACCAGTACACTTACTCACTTTTTAAATCTGCATCTGGTGGTGGTTTAGCCATTGTAGTAAAGGTAAATCCAGAGAAGCATAAAGAATCTTTTAACTTTTTACGCAATTACTATTTTAAGGAATTTGGGATTGTGGTTGATTCTGCGCCTCAAAATGTGGCATCGCTACGATTTGTATCTTATGATCCTGAATTGATTATTAATGAAAGGTCAAAATTAGCACGTACACTTGCAGAAAAAAAGTTTGTGAGCAAATCATTGCCAATTGTAATTGATGGCGATACAGTGGCTCAAATGGTTGCTGAGTGTGTAAATTTAGGGCATAATCTTGCGCCTGATTATGATTCCTATTTAAAGTTAGGTTTTGCCATTGCAAGCGGTTTTGATGAGAAAGGGCGGGAGTATTTCCATTCTTTATGCTCAGTATCGGAAAAATATGATAGCAGACATGCTGAAAAGCAATATACATCTTGTTTAAAAGGCAATAAAAATGGCATAACTGCGGGGACATTTTACTGGATGTTAAAACAGGTAGGCATTCATGCTCCTGAAAATCAAAAGAAAGCAGTACAGGTTGCAACATTAGGCAAGCGTTCAGGGCATACTCCAGAGGTCATTAAAAAGCAATTGACAGAGATTAATGGCATTAATGCAAGCGAAGCAAATAAATTGGTTGATGAGGTTTTTAAACGTGATGATATTTCCATTAAAAGTACATCTGCAGATCCTGAGCAATTAATACAGGCACTAACTGAGTGGATGACACAGAATCATGCAATGAAAGTAAATGCAATTACCAGGATAATTGAGGAAAATGGCATTGAGGTTAGGCGTGAACGGATCAACTCTATTTATTTAAGGGCCAGAATGTTTTTTAATACCAATAATATTACAAAGGATTTAGTTGAAAGCTATATTTTTAGCGATTTTATAAAGGAATACAATCCGATTTCTGAGTACATAAACAAAAATCTACACCGCAAATCCATTGGCAATATTTCTGATTTATCTAAATGTATTAGATCGAATACCGAAATGAAAGAGATATTTATCCGCAAATGGGTAATTTCTTTAATTGCAGCCTATAATGGTAGTCCTGTTAGGTCCGTATTATCTTTAGTTGGTGGTCAAAATTCAGGTAAAACAGAATGGTTTAGGCGTTTACTCCCCAATGATTTAAAGAAATATTATGCTGAACCTAAATTGGATGCTGGCAAAGATGATGACATTTTAATGTGCCAAAAGCTAATTGTTATGGATGATGAGATGGGCGGGAAATCAAAGCAAGATGAGAAAAGATTTAAGGAATTAACATCTAAATCAATATTTAGTTTGCGGGCGCCTTATGCACGTTCTAATGAGGATTTTAAGAGACTTGCGGTCCTATGTGGCACATCTAATGATCCTGAGATAATAAACGATCCTACTGGCAATACAAGGATTTTGCCAATTGAAGTTTTATCCATTGATCATGAATTATACAACTCAATTGATAAGGATGAGTTATTTATGGAGGCTTACAGAGCATTTAGTAATGGAGATGAGTGGCAATTAAACAAAGATGAATTGGCGCTATTAGATGGCGTTGGGCAGGACTTCCAGTCCATTGCTTATGAACGTGAATTAATCTACAAATTTTTTAAATCTGCTGATAATGGCGGGTATTCTGAATGGCTAACTGCGACAGAAATTAAGGATTTTGTTGAATCTAACACTAAACAAAAAATACATTCAATGAGAAAATTTGGTATGGAATTAGCAAAAGTTTTTGGCAAATCTCGTTCAAAGTCTGTAAATGGTGTAATTCTTAATAGGTACGAGGTAATTCGTGTAAGTGATCAAAGTTCTGATAATCAGGATGTTGGGTTCTAATCTTAATAGGTTAATAGGATAAATATCAAAAGTCGGTTAGTTTCTTTCAACGTAAAAATAAAAAAGAAAATAATAAATAATATTTGAGTTGTGCTATTTACCCTTTATATCCTATTAAGTTATTAAGATTATATATTTATATAGTTTAAGGTACCAAGAGGGCATAAAATCTTAATAGGATAGAAAATTAAGCTATTAAGATAACCTATTAAGAATTGAATTAAGCTATTAACATGAACACAGACAAAGATTTACAAAAAGCATATCACATTTTAGATAAAATGGAGCCAGGCCAAATAATGGAATTAAATAAAATTGATAAAATAAGGAGAGATATTTTTATACTATGTGTTAAACAATACATCGATAGTTTTAAAACAGTTGAATTTAATACAGATTATAGTAAATTAAAAAAAATAAATACATGGATAAGGGAATGACAGTAGCAGAGAAAAGCATGGCAATGAGTTATATACTTAGCCAATTATTAATTGAGAATTTAGAAATAGTTTGTTTGGAGTTAAAAGGAAAGCCAGAGTATGGCAAGCTAAATGATAAGTTAATGAAACTAAAAGGATCATCAAAGAATGCATTTAGGATATTAGAAAAGAATACAGATCAATTGGATGAGTTAAAAAGCGATATTGAGGAGATATTAGGGAGATTATGGGATTAAAGTATAAGAATGTAAAGACAGTTGTAAACGGAATTAATTTTGATAGTAAAAAAGAAGCTGGATATTATGGGATTTTAAGGCTAAAAGAAAAGGCTAAACTAATTGATCGCTTTGAGATGCAGGTTAGATACGATCTGATTATTAATGGGGTTAAAATAGGGTTTTATAAGGCTGATTTTGTCACTTACAAAGATGGTCATGTTTTGGAAGTTATTGATGTAAAGTCTGAGATGACAAAGAAACTGCCAGTTTATAGGCTAAAGAAAAAAATGATTAAGGCGATTTATGGTTTTGATATTGTTGAAATTTAATACCTTTGAAAAAAAATACAGGCAACATGCAGGCAAAGATAAGTGCCATTAAGGCAAACAGTAAAAATCCTAGAGTAATAAAGGATGACAAGTTTAAGAAGTTAGTTAAGTCTATTCAGGAATTTCCTGAGATGCTTGAAAAGAGGCCTTTGGTATGTTTTACTGATGTAGATGGAAAGTATGTTGTATTAGGTGGTAACATGAGGCTAAAGGCAGCACATGAGGTTGGTCTTAAAGAAATACCTATTGTTTTGGCTGATGATTGGACTCAGGAGCAAAGGGATGAATTTTTGATTAAGGATAATGTTGGTTTTGGAGAATGGGATTGGGATCAATTGGCTAATGAATGGGATGCTGAGAAATTGGATGAATGGGGGTTGGATGTTCCTAATTTTGATGGGAATGTATTAGAAGCTGAGGAGGATGATTTTGATACTACGCCACCATTAGAGCCTATTACTGTATTAGGTGATTTATATGAGATAGGTGATCATAGGTTGCTTTGTGGGGATAGTACAGATTCAGATGCAGTTACCAGGTTGATGAATGGGAAAAAGGCTGATATGGTTTTTACTGACCCGCCTTACAAAATAGAAACTGAGGGTGGATGTAAAGGAAATATAGGACAAGGATTAAAAAAGCAAGGAAAAGATATCGAATTTATTTCAGACTTTAATCCATCCGATTTTTTAAATACAATGCCTTTAGTTTTTGAAAATAAAAGAATGAATGCTTATGTTTTCTGTAATAAGGATTTACTACCCGATTATTTAGTTTGGGCAAGAGAGGTTGGATATTCTTTTAATGTTTTGATATGGAAAAAACCAAATGCAATTCCGATAGGAGATTCTCATAGACCAGATATTGAATATTTGCTTTTATTTAGAAAATCAGCAATTTGGAATAATGGTTTAAAAGATGTAAACTATTCAAGGTGTTTAGAATTTGGAAGAGAAAGCGGATTACATCCAACAATGAAACCCATAGAATTAATTTCAAACGAGATGAAAATTAGTTCAAATCAAAATAGTTTAGTAGTTGATTTCTTTTTAGGTAGTGGCTCAACAATGGTAGCATCACACCAATTAAGTCGTAAATGTTACGGAATGGAGTTAGACCCTAAATACTGCGATGTAATAGTAAATAGAATGATAGCATTAGACCCAGATATTGAAATTAAATTAAACGGAAAAGCATTTGAAAAAACACGTTAAACTTTATTTATCATTCTTTGGATTTGATCAATCTGATTTTATTCCTTGCGAGGTTTGCGGATGCGAGGCGGTTGATATACATCATATAGAATGCAGGGGTATGGGTGGTACTAAAAAGGCTGATACTATTGAGAATTTGCAGGCGTTATGCAGGGATTGTCATGTTAAGTATGGGGATAAAAAACAGTTTAAAGATTATTTAAAGGAGGTGCATAATGAATACAAGCAGAGAGGAATTAATTGAGAGAGGGAAAAACACTCAGTTTAAAAAGGGTGTATCAGGCAATCCTAAAGGAGCAGTAAAGAAAATACCAAGATTAGATGTTTTATTAGCTGATGTATTGGGAGAGGAGAAAGATGGAATTGAGGCGGCTAAAGCTATATTAATGGCGTTAAGATCTAAGGCAGTAAAAGGAGATGTAAGGGCAGCTGAGGTATTATTAGATCGAGCGTATGGCAAAGCCTCCCAAAACTTAACATTAGATGGGGATATTAATTTTAGGGTTCCGGCTCCAAATGTTTACA